AGAGTTCACGGTGTTGAGCCGTAGGCTCATGTTGTGAGGTTGCGCAGGTGGTAGACTGCATGGTATGACGATCCCGCATCTGAGCTACTCACAGTTCAACACGTACTCCAAGTGTCCCCGATCCTGGTACCTCGGGAAGTTGCGACAGGGTGAAGAGGTCCAGTCTTGGTACATCTGTATAGGGAGGGCAGTCCACGACAAGCTTGAGGACGCCCTCAAGGGCGGCCCTGAGAGGCCGATGGAAGACTACTTCTACCCACTGGTTGCCAAGCAGATGGAGATCGAGCCTGACCTCACCAAGTGGCTGGCAGGTGGACCGGAGTTCGCTCCCATCACTCACGAGAAGGCCCTTCAGAGGGCCGTAGACTGCTACGAGAAGGCCGTTCAGGAGCTGGAGGACATCGAGGTATGGGAGGTGGAGTACGACGCCTCAGGCAGGCTTCCAGGGCTTTCTGTGCCACTGAAGGCGTACGTGGACATCATCGGCGAGCACAAGACCAAGGGTCCCGTCATCTGGGACTGGAAGACCGGCAGCACCAAGCCTGACAACTTCCAGCTTGAGACGTACGCCGCACTGCTGAGGTACGACGATCGAGAGCAAGCCGGAAGGCTGGTCAACTCCGTCAACTACCAGGGCAGGTACATGATGATCTCCCCTACCTACACCAGTCAGACCCGGTACGTCGACCTCTCGAAGGTCGACCCGATGGAGGTTGGCAAGAAGTACGAGGCCGTGTATCGTCGGATGCAAGCCAAGCATTACGAGACGAGGGCCGGGTTCAACTGCAAGTTCTGCTTCATGCAAGACAACTGCCTGGTCAACGCGGGTATCACGCCGCGTAGTACGTACTACGACAGGAGCACCGATGACGGATACCCCTTCTAAGGCTCTTCGCCACGCGGAGGCTATTCAGGCCGCCATCGAGGCGGCCCAAGACGATGGCTTCAGGGTCGTCATTGACGGGAATGATCTCGACCTGAACGAAGGCTACGTGTACCGCTATACGATCACCACCCTGGAGCCCTGATGAACGAGCGACCGACGCTGGCCGACGTGGCCAAGACCATTCGCACAGCCATCCGTGGTGAGGTTTCCTGCGGCGCCAAGGTCCAGATGTACGAGTCGGCCAGCCGTGCGATCTTCACGCTGGAGGCTGACGGAGAGATCCACGTGATCGGAGAGGTGAAGCATGGCAGCAGTTGAGTTCGAGGACGACGAGTACGGCGATCCAATCTGGGGCTGCGAGTGTGGCTTCTGGAACATGGAGGAAGACGACGAGTGCCAGGCCTGCGGAAAGTACTGGGAGTGAAGCGATGAACCTGCAAGAGCACGCCGACAAGATCAAGGCGGCCTTTGAGGCCGCCGAGAAGGACGGCTTCGTCCTGTCCTTCGAGTGGGAGAACGACACCCACGAGGGCGTGACCGAGATCAGCCTCGACCTCAACGAGTACGAGTGGACCTCGGTCCACGGCAAGCGTCAGCGCAAGATCGGCAACTGGGTAGTCCTTCGAGAGGAGTCGTTCTGATGGAACGAAACGTCATGAGTCCGGAAGAGTTCTTCGAGCGAGCCCGCAAGGGTGAGTTCATGGGGGCAGAGGTGATCATCGTCAACAAGCCGATCGTCTTCACGGTCGAGGAGTCTCAGATGGACGACTGGGCGGAGGGTGGTGAGTGGTACGTCGGTGACGACAACCACGGCCTGTACGAGAGTTATGTTGACGACATCGATCACCTGGTCGTGAAGGAGAAGTCGAATGACTGAAGCGCTGTTCCGTATTCCGAGTCGCACCGTGACCTACGGCTACGTTGAGGTCTCGGTGGATCTAGGTCACTCAGACCCTGAGATCATTGCCGCTACGTACGTCTCGTGGGTCCATGCTTTCCAGAAGGAGGAGCTGGCCACCATCGAGCGGCTGAAGGATGCCCCTTCAGGGGCCCTCAAGGCCCCTCTCGCAGCCTCGCAGCCCGAGGTGGACCATCCGGTAGACCCGGTGGACAAGGCCGCTCAGATGGTCGCTGAAGGCCTTGGCGGGGCAACTGAAATTCCTGAGTACGAGGTGGGCGATGCCGTGACAGTCGGCGGCATCGAGTTCACCAAGCATTCGGAAGCTCCGTGGGAGCAGGATCTTGCGCGCAAGTCCAAGCCGTGGGAAGCTGAAGCGACGGCTTCGATCGCCGCAGCGAGGACCGTAACCCTCGCCGAGAATCTCGACACTCCCGACTGGTAAGTTACCACCCAGTACCAGAAATCACAGAATCAACACAACCAAGGAGAACAAGTGGCAACTCTCGATGACCTGTTCGGCAAGAAGACCGGTGGCCAGCGGTGGATGAAGTTCGAGAACGAGGGAGAGGCGTTCCTTCTGGTCCAGACGGACGAGCCGAAGCGAGTCCCTCAGCGTGGCCCGAACGGTGGTATCACCTGGCTGGTCCAGCGGGCCGAGGGTGACAAGTACAAGCCCGTCGAGGCCGACGCCAGTTTCGACGAGTCGGACTACAACAACGCCTTCAAGCCTGACGGGAACATCGTCATCCCGGCTCGGGTCCTCGCCAAGAAGTTGAAGGACGGGTCTCCCGACCCGGCCCACGAGGAGTTCGACACCGAGTGGGAGCTGACCAAGGATCAGGCAGAGAAGTTCCGGGATGCCATGCTCGACTCCGGCGTCCCGGCTGAGGCCGGTACTCGGTACGCGGTCAAGCTCCTGTCCCGGGCGAAGAAGCCGTACACGTACAGCGTGAAGATCGTGCAGGCCTGACGATCTAGGGCGCCCCTTCTGGGGGCGCCTGCCAGGGCCGACAAGCAACTAGCTGGCGTAATTGAGGGGTTCGAGTCCTCTCCGGCCCACGTAACCCAACGAGAGGAAGCCGTGAAGATTTCTGAGCTGGTGTTCGAACTTCTGAAGTTCCAGGGCGAGATGGGAGACCTTCCGGTCGTGCTCAACGACGGCATGGGCAGCCCTGCCGACAGCATCTTCTGGGATGAGGACGACAACGACGAGACTGTGATCGTGGTGGGCTGGTGAGCGACGAGCGACACGAGCTGACCGACGAGCAGAAGCGGGAACTGGACGAGATGGCCAAGCGGTTCAGCGAGACGAAGGGCGGTAACAAGTGAAGGCCAGGGTGCACTGGGAAACTCGCCACACTTCCGGACACATGGATTGGGAGGACTGGCAGACGGACTTCCGGGAGTGGTGCGACTCGTTGACCGAAGCCATAGTTCACGCGCATGGTCACGGTTTCCTCGCTAGCAGTACGCACGCTGTGGCCTACAAGAACATCGTGCGCATCGAGAAGCTGGAGGACTGATGGACGTGATGTTCACGACACACCCGAAGGACGGGCCCGGCAAGTTCTACATGGTGGTGGCGTCGGCCGAAGAGTGGCGAGACGTCCTCGACTTCATGAAAGCCAGTCCCGACTGGCCACCGGTCCACACGTCGCCGATCGAAATGATGGCAGGGCTCGAAGGGTGGGGGATCTGATGGAAGCGAAGCTCGTCCGCTTCGAGTCGGAAGCGATCACTAACGCAGTCGGTCAGATCGCGGTCACCGCCACGAAGGAAGAGTGGATCGAGGTCATCGATGAACTGTTCCGATACGGGGAGCCGCGCGAGAACGCGGCGGACAGCCTGGTTCACTGGCTGATCAACCAGGGAGTGTATGAGTGAGGTCACTCAGCCGTGAAGTAAGGCGAGGGGTTTCGGCAGGTGAGCCGCTGCCTGATCCGTGGCCGATCTTCGGCGAGAAGAAGATGACGTTCCGGCGTGGCAGTATTTCCATGGTGAGCGGCCCGCCTGGCAGCATGAAGACGATCATGGTTTTGAATGCAGTCAGGAACATGGGACCCACGGTCCCCACCATCTACCACAGCAGCGACAGCGACTCGTTCACGATGGCAAGTCGTACCCTGTCCATGCTGACGGGAACGGAGACATCCGACACCGAGCTATGGGTGCTCGGGAAGCAGGGCCTTGCAACCGACACGCTCAAGGATTTCGACTGGGTACGCTGGTCCTTCCGTTCCAGTCCTACGCTGGAGCACATGTGGCGGGAAGCGGAGGCCTTCCGGGAGCTGAACGGTGAGTACCCGCATCACACGGTGATCGACATCATGATGGACATCGACTATGAGGGGGCGGCAGAACAGAACTACTGGTCCCTCATGGCAGAGCTGAAGGATCTGGCACGTGAACAAGAAACAGCAGTCACGGTGGTACATCACACTAGCGAGAGCGCCAAGGGGGGCAGTCCTCCGCCTCGATCTGCCATCATGGGTAAGGCGAATCAGCTACCAACGCTCATTCTCACTCTGTGGGGTGACGCTCACGCTGGCACGCTCGACGTGGCTACCGTGAAGAATCGCTTCGGTCCACAAGATCCTATGGGCGGGAAGTTCTTCACGATGAGCGCACAGCCAGGCATCTGCCTGATCGAGGAGCGGGAGCCTGATTCCCCCCCGCTGTTCAGGGACGGCACATCGGTGCCGGACGACGAGAAGATGAATGTGTGGGAATGATGGAGCGATACGAAATCAGTAATTGCGAGGCCTGGGGCCACGTGTACGAGGCATGCCACGACAGGCCTGACTGTGACCCTGACTGCAAGATCCGGACGTGCGCCGACTGCGGCGACGAGTACGAGGAGGACTGATGAACTGCGGTAACGGGGCGCCGCATGCGCCCCACGTGTGGACCGATGAACTCCGGCGAACCTGGGCATGTGGAGGAATCTGATGTGTCCGATTTGCGGTAAGAAGTATCCATGCCTGGATCATTTCCAGTGAAACGCCAGTGCAAAGACTGTGATGGGGGCGCCCGACCGGCGCCCCATCCGGGGCCACGCTGCGCCACTCACCACAGAGAGGCCAAGAAGGCCTCTAGGCGCCTCGCTCACGGTCGCTGGATCCTCAAGACCTACGGGATTACCTCGGAGCGGTACGAGGCTCTCTACGAGGCGCAGGGGGGTGTCTGCTACATCTGCCGGAGAGCTACTGGGGCAACCCGGAAGCTCGCAGTCGATCACTGTCATGTCACGGGCTGGGTGAGAGGCTTGCTTTGCAAGCCGTGCAACTCCCTGCTTGCCCACGTGAGAGACGATGAGGCGACGCTCAAGCGAGCGGCGTACTATCTGGAGTATCCGATAGCCCATGAAGTGATAGGGAAAGTGAGGCCTGCTTGCGAAACTTGTAAGGGCATGATTGCTGGCTGGTGTCGAGACTGCGGAAGGAAAGTTGATGCACCTGAGTGACGAAGAACTGAACATCCTGTACGACATCGCCAACGACAAGATGATGTACGGGGACGAGGAGTTCGTGTACGGAGATGGCGCCGACGCCGTCGCCCTGAGGTCTGCTGTCATCGCACTGAGGGCAGAGGCCAAGCACCGTGGATTCTGGTGGGCCAAGTGAGCTATCGGCGAACAGGCCCTGCGTGCCGATGCGGCGTGCGACGCAAGCCTGCGAACTCCACGCTGTTCGTGGAGGATGACGGCAAGTGCTTCGTTCATCCGGAGCGAGAGCCGCAGCGTTACAGCATTGGAGCGAGGCCCACGTGTTGCGACAATCCAGCGACCGAGGTGACGTTGAAGGACGGAGAGGCGGGGAGGAAGTGTCGGTCGTGCGGCAAGTTCACCAACTATGGCGTGAACGTGGACGACTGGTCGAAAGTGATGGACGTGACTCAACTGAAGGGATTGCTTGGTGAGGAGCAGACGGCAGACGAATCCGGTTGGTAACTTCCCGCTCTTCCCTATCGGGCCGATCCTGGAGCTCGCTGGTGGACAGCCTGTGGTTGAGGGTTACGGATGGAAGTCCTACAGGTGTCCGTATCATTCAGACTCCGACGCTTCCGGATCGGTCAACACGCAGCTACAGACGTACAACTGTCACGCCGCCGACTGCCCCAAAGGGAACGCGGTTCAAGTCCTGATGCAGTGGGAAGGTCTGACTTATGCAGAAGCTCGGCAGCGAGCGGCGGAAATATCTGGAGCGAGCGACACTCCAGTACGCGGAGCACCTGGAAGGCGCGGCCGAATGGCTGGCGGGACGAGGTCTCGATCTGGAGTTCGCCAAGAGCAAAGGACTTGGTCTCGTCCGAAACCCTCTTCCGGGACATGAGTCGGCCGAGGGGTATCTGTTCGTGCCCTACCTGACCAACGCTGGCCCGGTCAACGCGAACATGAGGTGCATCCAGAACCACAACTGCAAGGAGATCCCGAACCACAGCAAATATTGGCGTCAGAAAGGCTCGGGCGTCAACCTGTACGGAGTGCAGTCCGTAGCTTGGGCGGAGGACTGGATCGTGGTCACCGAGGGAGAGATCGATGCTCTCACTTGGCAGCAGATCGGTGTACCAGCACTCGCAGTGCCGGGAGCAGAGAACTGGAAGGAGCACTGGGCCAACCTGCTGGAAGACTTCTCTCGTGTATACTTGGCCGAAGACGGTGACTCCGCAGGCAAGGACCTGTGGATCGCCATGTCAGAGCACATCGACCAAGGCAACACGATGGTCGTCCGGATGAGGATGCCCGACGGAGAAGACACGAACTCGATGTACCTGAAGCACGGCAGGGAATACCTTCTCGGGAGGATCAAGAAGTGAGCATCGGAGATGCGTTCGAGTCACGCCTTAAGGGCGTGATCTCGTGAAGATCTACGCCATCCGGGAACGCTGGTACTACGAGGTGGACGATCTGATTGAGTTCTTCCTGAACAGGGGCGACGCCGAAAGGCGTGTAATCGAACTGAACTGGAAGAAGCCTGGCCTGTATGACGACTACACGATTGAGGAAGTGGAAGCCAAGTGAGCGACGAGCTACGCGAGGAGTTCTTGAGGCTGCTCACCGTGGACTCCGAGACAAGCGACAGGCGCCGCAAAGAGTTCAACCAGGCCATCTTTGATGGCGAACGAGGGTTCGCCTGCTTCAACGGCACCGACCTGAGTATGGTCATGGACAAGTTCGATCGAGCAGTGAGGAATCTGAAGTGAGCGTGTTCATCATCATCGACGCATGGGTCAGCAAGGACGGGACCGAAGGCCAGGAGGTGGTGGCCGCCCGGTACTTCCAGTCGGAGGACGAGGCGCACGATCACCTTGTAGACATCGCCGAGAGCTTCGGTGAGACCCTCGCCCCGGACGACACGAACTTCACGATGGAAAACCACACGGCAACCGTCGAGTGGGAAGAGTACTACATTCAGGAGCTGACGCGCTGATGGGCAAGCACTCGGGAACGCAAGACGTGAACGACTTAGCGGGGCCTTCGGGCCCCGGCCCGCACCCGACACCGGAGCAGTCCGAGAAGGCTGCTGCTCGGTTCGATGCACAGTTCGAGGCTAACGCCAAGAAAGCGGGGGAGAAGTGACTGCGTACGGACCGTGCGCTCATCCGGCAATCCAGAAGGGCCAGGACGGCCGCTGGTATTGCGCCGAGTGCGGACAACCGAACTGCGTCCGGCCCCCGCACTTCCCGCCGCACTGCGGCTGCCCGGCAGGCTGACGATGTTCAAGCTGACAGCGAAGACGCTCACCGGAGAAGAGGTCCGCTCCTTCGAGCGCAAGGAGGACGGCATCGCCGCCTTCAAGGAGTTCAACAAGATCTACAAGAGCGTGACGCTCATCGAGAGCGTCACCACCACAGTCGAGACCATCATCCGAGACAGCTCCAAGCCGGAGGGGTAATGCCCGACCATCCCGTCCTCGAACCGAGGCCCACAGAATCAGACGAGTAACCGTAACGAGGGCCCCTTCGGGGGCCCTCTCCCTTCAGATCGAGGAGCATCATGAAGTTCGAGAAGACCAGGCCGAAGCCTCAGTTCCATCCGATCGTCATCACGCTGGAAACCGACGTGGAAGCCCAGGCTCTGATGGCTGCGCTCTCTGGCGTCATCGGCCACGGCCTTGACGAAGACTTCCTGTTCAAGCTGTACGGGAAGCTGGACGGGATGTACACGCACGCCGAGCGTACGTTCAAGGCTGTAGGCCAGATCGACCTGAGGAGCAAGTGATGGGCAAGAAGTACGACGCATACCAGAAGGCGGCGCAGGCCGAAGGCATGGCCAAGTACCGCCTGTCCGACGCTGAGGGCGGCTCCAAGGGCGCCATCCAGCAGGCCAAGACCGACGCCGTTCAGGCGGAGCGCAACAGCAACGACACGTGGAATCAATTCATCGCAGATCCGGAGGGCTGATCATGGGCAGGGCGTACGGCAAGTCCGAAGACAATACTGACGTCTTCCGGCAGAAGGTGACCCGTAAGGGTGTGACCCCGGCAGACCGATGGGGCTACAACCAGAACCCCGGCCAGCCCTACGAGACGACCGAGTTCTTCGGGCCGTACCGCACCCGAAACGTCGGTGGCAATCCGTGGCTGAACCGAGGCGACACCTGGATGAAGGTCGAGATCCAGAAGCTCGAAGCCGTGCCTCCCGGCACGCTCGAATGGGTAACCGAGAAGGAGAAGGTGATCGAACGAGATGTGTCCGAACTCCAGTAATGGCGAGCACAGTTACCAGTTAACGACCATCCCCTACCCGAACGGTCCGGTCGTCGTGAAGATCTGCATGCTTTGCCAGCAGGAAGGCTGAGCAGATGGACGGGCTGGCACTAGCCCTACTGGTAGCCGGTATCCTGCTGTGCGCAGGAGCGTTCGACAAGAAGTGAGCACAAAAAAAGGGGGCGGGGCCATAGAGGCCCCGCCCTTGGTCGTTCACTTACCAGCCGCAGCCTTGAGGCCTTCCTTGATGACCGTAGCCGATGCCGCAGCACTGGCGATCAGTGCATCATGCCAGGTACTCAGGTCGGTGAAGCTGAACACCGACAGGAACGTGAAGCCGAACGTGGCTCCGACTCGTTCCGCAAAATCCTTAGCTCGCTCGCTCACAGTGCGCCACCCTTCAGGTGGCCACTGACCAGATCACACTTCGTGTAGATCTTCATACCTGTCTCTCATTCTCTGGATTCCTTCAGCCGTCTGGCTGTCTACTCTGCCGGTTCCCGGCAGGCCCATCGCGTACTGCAACCCCTTGATGTGGTTGACCGTGGTCTCGTCCATCTCGCCAGTCTCCGGACATGACAGTGTCCGTTGAATGTCCCGGATCGTCTCCGATCCGTAGACCTGATGCGGGGAGAGAGGCTGGGGCTTGTACCAGTCAGGAGCCGGGCTCACAGCTAGCTCCTACCTTCTCAGCGATACGTTCCACGATCGCGTGCACTTGTTCTACCTCTGCCCGCTGAGTCACGAGTCCTTCGAGGACTCCGACCCGAGCGGTCAGCTCGGTGATCAGATCGTTCTTCTGCTCCGCCTGAGTGCGAAGCTCGTTCACTGCCACCTGCAGCAACTCCACAGTGTCGACAGCAAGAGCCGAGGCCTGGGCATTGCCCATCCTCTTGCCCCCAAAGAAACCTCCGGTAACTCCGGCAGTCCCGATAAGCACTGTGATGATGTCGTTCGGATCCACACGTACCCCCCCTGGGTATCGCTTACGTAGATTCTGCTACCGTTCTCAGCACTACAGTCAGGTTCCCTCCGAGGGTCCCGCCTCCGGGGCCTGGAGGAGCGTCCTGAGTGAACTTCCAGTCGTCGATGACCACCTGCGTAGAAATGCCTTCGTACAGTTCCTGGAAGGTGACGACATCTCCAGCACGGGCGAGGGCCTTGAAGTCCTCGAACCTGTCTCTGGCGTAGTTGTCTGTGCCGACGCGCTGTCCACCCTTGTCCATCTCCTCATCGAACAGGAGGAAGGTGTGGTTGATCATCCGTTGCCTGATGGAACCGGGCAGCGCCTTGATCTGCCAGCCGTTCAGGATTGCGCCTGTCGTAGGATCGGAGCCACGGTTGAAGGTGAACTTCATAGCCACCCAGTTCTGTGGTCCCTGCGGTTGTGCTATCGCCACGTCGATCGTGCTCGGACCGAACGTAGGAGTGAAGGTAGTGCTCTGAGCTACCGCTCCG